ATATAGAGCGATAACTTTATAATTCTTTTGCATTTTAAAACCCTCCATTAAATAGTATCAATTACAAAACCAGTATTATCCTTTTTTGCTTTACCCTTAGCATATAACGCAACAATATGCCCTTGTGGATCTAAATGGCGTATATCTGAATTATCCCCGCTTACTACTGGCAAACCTAAAAAATTATGGGGAATATCTTTTACAGATCGGAAAACTGTAGCAATTCTCATATTATTACTAATTGCTTTTTTGGCATATTTTTGGTACTCAATAACGCCACTATACGAAAATGTTAGATCGTAATTTTTTGGGATATCGGATCTATTGGGTATTTTGGTATAGTCATAAAATTGTATTTCGGGGAATAGATCAAAAATAGTAATAGATCTAATTTTCCCATGCATGAATTCATAATCAAAATGGATATTTTCCCATTTAATATCACTAGTACCATTCAATCTAATTAAGAGAGTTAAACCCGCTTTACTTGCTTGCTTAATTCCCTTCTCAATATCTTTTACTAAATTGAGCATAAAATTTTGACGATCATTAAAGAAATATTGGGTTTTTGCAATTCTCGCATTTTGAATACTGGTAAATGCTCCTCTCCCAGCAGTATATAAACAAGCTTTTTCGCATTGGGCAATTTTTGCCATTGGGCAAACATTAAACCCGCTTATATCACTAGGTGCAAGATACAAAATACCAGTTAGAAAACCTAACTGCTCACCTTTTACTGTTTTTGCATTGGTATCAAACCCCAATAATGGTTTGCGTATTTTTGGTTTATTAATCATATATTCCCTATAGTTAACTAATTGAAAAGTACTGCACTATCACAATTTTAAAACAGATGTACAGTAAAAAACAGAAATAAAAACCCTAATAGGGTAAACCCTAACCTGGTTGCTTAAAAAATAGGCAATTGATTTTAAGGGCATTTATAGAGCATTGGAGCGGTTTTGTATTGGGTTGATCTACTTGCATTGGGAGGGTTGCGATCGTGGAATGTAGAGCGTTTTGATCGTTAGGGTTTACCCTAAGGCCATGCACCATACCGGTGCAGCGTAATTTGTCAATAGGTATTTACCCTTAGTTGCGGATATACAACACTTGATTGTTGCATTGCAACATTGTCCATGTTAGTGATTACTAACTTAGCCCACTCTGCCCATCTCGCGCACGCTTATGGTGCATATTGTGCAATGCAACAAGTTAGTAAGCACTCACATTGGCCAGCGCACCAATATGGTGCATTAGCATTATGTTGCGTTGCACCAAGTTAGTAAGCACTCACATTGCCTGGATGTAAGTAAGCGCTCACTTACTTAGCAGATTGTTGCGTTGCACCAAGTTAGTAAGTACTCACTTCAGCTAGGTTAGTAAGCACTCACTCACTTGTCATATTGCTGCGTTGTTATCTTGCAACATGATAGGGTGGTGTTGTTTTTGCGCCACACCCCTCCTTTTTGACTCCCTGACAGCCGGCCGCGGGAGGCTCCAACCAAAAGCAAGCTTTTTCAATTTGCTCTGTAATTTTTTATTTTTTTGCAAAAAACACTATGACTTGTATAGAGCTAGAATGAAACGCACCCTGTCTTCTATGGCTACCCTGTCTTCTGTGTCTTTTGGAGGAGCTTGTAACCTATTGATTTGATTAAATATTTTTTTGTATAGAAAAATACTATGGATAGTTCTATACATACCCTGTCACGCTGTAAGTCCTTGATTTTAAAAAGGAAAAGAGCGTTTTTTGAGTTTTGGAGACAGGGTATCCATAGTAATTCTCTTTTTTATTCTTTTTTAAAAAAATAAAAAAATAAATTTATATGGAGGGTAATATGCGATTTGACCCTGTCTTCTATGGCTTCCCTGTCTTTTAAAAATGGAATTCGTTTAAAATCAATGGCATACAGAGGCAACTAAAAATTCAAGTTCTATACACTCCCTGTCTTTCGAGCCATAGTATGTATAGAAGTACGATGAACGCAACAATAAGGGCGGATGTTGTATAGAGTTTGCATAAGTAGATGTATGAAAAGACTTAACCCCCAAACCAATGCACCATTCCGAATGGGCGATACCCATAACGGCATGGTCTTCTACAATTACCGCACTGATGTGCTTACGAGCGGTTTTCGTGGCGAACGCTGGCTAAGTCTAGATGCATTCAAAAAAGCAGTCGAGCGAGACTTGGCAGCGAAGCGCAAAAAACGACGGCAAGCTGGCAAGCAGGTGCGTGTATTTAAATCGGCGCCTGTGTATGCCTAGACTGTATGTCTACCAAATTAAAGGCATCCTTGAAAGAGAAGATAAGCAAATCGGTGGGTTAAGAGTCATGGTTTGCTCAAAAGACTTTTTTGATATGGTGGATGTGCCATTCAATATTTTTGATAAAGAGACTTTGCAATATCTGCGTTATCGATTGGCAGTAAATGATTATGTGGATATTCGTAAACTCCCAGATTCAGTGATTAATAAAATCCGCGCCCCACTAAATCAGTGGTTAGATAATTGGGTATTAACTTCATGGCAATAGCCAGCGATACCCCAGTTCCGATTATGGGGGGTTGGAAATTAGCGCATCAATTAACCCAAGATGATTATGTCTATTCTTGGGATGGTTATCCCGTACCCATTAAATCGGTACAGCATTATGTTGCTAAAGAAATGTTTGAGGTGCAGTTAAAGGATGGCATTTATGTGAATGTCGATAAGCATGCTACCTTTCCCGCATTTACTACCCGCAACCGGCAAAGAGAATCTCGGCATAAAGGCAAATATAAACGCCATTATATCCAACGCTATTACACCCCAGAGCAGTTAATTGAAAAAGGCTTAAAAGACAAACGAGGCTGGAATGTGTTCTCAATTGAGAATGCTAAACCATTACACTTCCCGTTTGAAGACCACCCAGTGCCACCGTTTATCGCTGGGTTATGGGCTGGCAAAAAGGGAGCCAAGGTGAAGTTTACATTCGAGCCAGATTGGGTTGACTATGTGCAAAAGAAAATTAGGGCACATGGTTGGCATGTTGATCGGATTAAGAACAGTTTAATTTTTAAGCAATCGATCAACACCACCTTTCTGACTCGCTATATGACAGTACCGACCAAGCTACCAATTGAGTACACCTTTGGAAGTATTGATCAGCGCATTGAGTTTCTTAGAGGATTGGTTGCGACCAAACCAGGATGTTACAATCCACAGTTGGATCGCTTTTTAATTTTTAGCCGTAACATTAAGTTTTTGATTACCTTGCAGTCAATTTGTGAATCGCTGGGAATGAAAACGCAAGTGTTTCATAATCGCACCTCGCTCACCCATCAACTGACATTTGCAACGGACATTCCGCTACACCTACATCAAAACCCCGTCAAGCGTACTAAAGGCGATCGTCGCCGTATGATAACAAAAGTGGAGAAGATTGAATCTGCGCCCGTAGTGCACATCGTAACAGATGCGCCATTTGTAGTAGGGCAAGGCTTCTTACCAATATGGCATTAAACAAAATACAAGAAAAGATCCTTGCATCTTTTGCACTAAGAAACGCACACTGGCCAAAAGACCAACTGGCTCTAGCACTGTGGCGGGTACGGTGGGAGTTGCAAGCACTACCCCATCAAAGAGAACCCGAGGACGGTGAATATGACATCATGCTTATGCTTGCTGGTCGTGGCGCAGGTAAGACTTACACAGCTTCCAACTGGATTGGACAGCGTGCGGCTGTTTACAATGGAACGCGCTGGTTGGTCACAGCCCCTACCTCCAACGATATCAGGGCAACTTGTTTTGAGGGCGACTCTGGTCTTTTAAACATCATCCCTAACGAGCTAATCGAAACCTACAACAAATCGCTGTTTGAGATTACGCTCAAGAACGGCTCGATCATCCAAGGCATCCCGGCATCAGAACCAGAGCGTTATCGTGGTAAGCAGTTCCATGGTGGCTGGTATGATGAGCTTGCCGCGTTTGACTACTTGGATGATGCATGGGATCAAGCACAGTTCACCATGCGTCTGCGTGATCCGCGCATACCACGAGTTCAGCAGATTGTTACCACCACACCGAAGCCACGAGAGTTGATCGTAGATTTGAACGAAGGCAAGATTGGTGGTGATGTGTATGTGGTTAATGCCAGCTCGTATGAAAACAGACAGAACTTATCCTCATCGTTCTTCAAAGCGTTAGAAACCTATGAAGGCACCGACCTTGGTAAGCAAGAGATTTATGGTGCGATCCTTGACCCCGAAGATGCGGGTATTGTCAAGCGTAAGTGGTTTAAACTCTGGCCATCTAAAAAACCATCTCCCGCTTTAGAGTATGTGATTGCCAGCTACGACCCCGCTACCTCGGAAAAGACAGCGAACGACCCGACTGCGTGCGGTGTGTTTGGGATCTTTGAAAACCCCGATGTGGGAACTTGCGTAATCTTGCTCGATGCATGGGATGGACATCTTGGTTATCCAGAGTTGCGTCGTAAAGTCATCGATGATTACAAAGAGGTGGTGTATGGAGCAGACAACGACTTTGCTAAGGGACGAAAGGCAGACTTAATTTTGATGGAAGATAAGTCCGCTGGTATTTCGCTTATCCAAGAGTTGCAAGGGTCGGGCACCCCAGTGCGAGGATATAACCCTGGGCGTGCTGACAAAGTGCAGCGATTAAACATTGTGGCACCGCTCATTGCCAAAGGTAAAGTCTACATCCCAGAAGATCCTAAGAAACCTGGTGAAGTGGCAGAGTGGGCTAAACGCTTTATACGGCAGGTGTGTTCGTTTCCAGAGAGCGGTGGGCATGATGACTATGTGGATGTGCTTTCGCAAGCCTTGCGTGTTCTAAGGGACTCTGGATGGATCCAGCTTGATTACCTACCCGATCGTGGTTATGAGTATGTGGATGATGAGCTAAGAAAGAAAAGATATAACCCGTATGCAGTTTAGGGCGAACACCCCGTTATTTTTGCATAAGTAGTTATAGATATGGCGATAAACCCAATTAAAACCCCACAAGAGATGCTTCTTCAGTCCGCTGGTATCCCAGCGCTGGCTAGTGGAGGAAAGCCACCTACTAAAGCACAAATGCAAGCAGCTATAGCATCGAATGCTTTGAAGGGTGGAATGCCATCAACCAGATACAAACCCGAAAATCCGATCATTGGATATCGTGCTGCGTCCAACCCTAAGCATGCGGATAAGAATGGCATGGAAACCATGCCCACCACATTTGACAAGGATAAGATTACCAAATATGTCAATGCCTACGCAGATGCCAAAGATCAGTTTGGATTGCCAGCACTCACACCCCAAGACCTTCTCAATCAATTACTGGTTGAGGGTCGTTCTGATTTTGGTTTTAACAACCTTGATAAAAACGACAAACAAGCCAACAAAATTGCGGGTCAATTAGTTGACTGGGGTCATGAGGATTTACCCGCTGGCTTTGCTGGAGCAATTTACAACAAACAGCGAATTGCTGATGCACATAAGGTTCCGTATTATGTTGCATGGAACGGTGAGGGCAGAAGTAAAGATACGGGTTTGACTGGTTGGGATTATAATGATCGTATTAACCAAAGTCGTTTTGCAGTAGAAGACCCACGCAACAAACCTTTATTGGATCACATCAGTACTTTAATGCAACCCCCACAAGCAAGCGATGCAGATCCTAACGCAATGAATGCAACTAACCTCCTTGGTAACACCAACATGCCACAACCTACAGTAGGTTCTGCTATGTTTAAAAAAGGTGGTAAAGTAAAACCCTTTCGTGACATGAGCAAAGTGCTCATTCAAAAACATCTTGGAAAATAATTAATGGCACGAGCACCAAAACTTCCTATTCAAGCTGGAGCT